AAGGATTGACACCAGAACAAGCGTACGAAGCTTTCTAACAGGACGAATTTTAGCCCAGGAAAAATCGTAATGAAACCAAAACAAAAAATGGATTCTGAGTGGCGCTCGTTTCAAGAGTTGTTACGAAAAATCGAAAAAGCTGGTTATGAAGAGTTAATGAAGGAGCTTGAGAAATTACGTCAACGTGTGATAATAGAGATTGCGCAAACAGGGGAAATTGACCCATTAAGAGCGGAAGCGTTAAAATCAAGATTACAATGGTTGTACAAACAAGCTGAGATATCTTTACATAAAAATCTATCCGAATGGCAAAGGAAATTTTTCGTCAAAGGTATCCAGATGGTTGACTCAATGTTGAAGTCCACAGGTTTACAATTTGCGCTGCCTTATCTAAGTGAGCAAAAATTAAATATCTTACAAGATTATTCCGCTGAGCATATAAAAGGCCTTATGGATTACGCACGTAAGAATATTGCGACGGAAATTGATTTAGCTATCTTGGGGCAAAAGCCCATTAGTGATGTAATAAAAAACATAGGAACGAATTTAGATAGTCCATCGATTTTTGGCATCGTAAAAAATCGAGCTGAAACAATATTACGAACCGAAGTGCAAAGAATTAATAATATTGCTATAAATGATAGGATTAGTCAATTAAAGACGCAAATTAAAGATATGTCAAAAAAATGGATTCATTCCCACATTGGAGTTCCCCGAGTTGGCCACTTAATGCTCGATGGCGTAGTTATTCCAAGCAATGAAACATTTTCGCTGAAATCTGCAGATGGAACAATCTATCAAGTACAATGTCCACACGACCCGGTTTTACCTGTAGGCGAGGTTGTAAATTGTCGCTGCAGCATAGCGCCGGTTGTTATAAGATTCGAAACGGCTTAAATTTATTCCTACGATGATATGGATAGGGTATGGCTACCCTATCCCTACCCTATCCCTACCCTATCCCTACCGTATGGATAGGGTATGCATAGGGTATCGATAGGGTAGGAATAGGGTATCGATAAGGGTATGGATAAGGGTATCGGTAAGGGTATGGGAAGTCTTTAAAGTGTCTTTAAAGGCAAAAAAAGTGTTTTTAAAAAATTTTTTATCGTCGGCAAGTGATTAATATTTAACAACTTAGGGATATGTTAATTTTAAAGTGTCTTTAAAGGCAAAAAAGATGCCTTTAAAACAAAGAAAAAGAAAGTAACAAAGAAAAAGAAAGTACTAAGTACAAGTATAAATATTAATATAAATATATATATATATATATATATATATATATATACAAGTACTAAGTACAAGTACAAGTACAAAGAAAAAGAAAAAGAAATAAATAAAGAAAAAGAAAAAGAAAGAATTGGAAATGAGGTTGACAAAAAGAGGAAAAAAAATTAATTGACAAATAATTATGAATTTTTTAATTTGATATCATAAAATAAAGCCCTTTATTGACCGAAGAGGCAATAATTTTGAGGCAAAATAAATCCAAGAAACATTTCGCTTTTTTTAAAAAAAATAAAAAGGAGAAATGCTATGAAAGAACTAAACACAGAGACAGTACAAAAAAAAGTATTAACAGAAAAACAATTTGGAGCACTTGTTGAAAAAATACGCTCTTCGTGGCCAACTGCACGGAATCATAAAGGACAGCCTGTGAAAAATGAAAAACTTGAAAAGGAACTTAGTGAATTGAAACCTGCGGATGTAAAAATCTTGTCTGTTGGTAACGAAACAATTGTTGTTGAAGCAGGTAAGTGGGGCGTTCACAAAATAGGGAGCTAAAAAATGAATCCGATAAGAGTCTTAGCGAATAATTTTGATTTTGTTTTAGCCGCCTGGGAGGAAACTGAAAATGAAATCAGGCATCGATTAAAAGACCCGGATTTATTCGATGAATGCCGCTCAAAAGACATTACGGATGGAATCAGGATTATTTACTGCCACAACAAAACCACAGATAAATGGGAAGCACAAGCTATTCGATTTGACAAAAATAAATTTTCCATTTCGGAAGCAAAGAAATGGATGGAGGAACACAAAAAAGCTTTTTCAGCTGAACAGATTAATGTATCAGAGCTTGAACCTTGTCAAGCTGTAGTTTTGGGCAATGATAATAGTCTTCACTGGCAAGCTACAGAGATATCTAAGAAAGGTTTAGTCTGGGACGTTGTGATAATGAAAGTTGGTTTTGCGCCAGCGAGCAAAAATCTTTACATCACAAAAGAATCATTATACGCTTCAGTGAATGCTTTTGAAGGTGCACGTTTATACGCTAATGAAAATGCTGATTGGTTTGGGCACAAAACAGACCCGAGTAAAAAAGGAGCAAGAGAAATAGTTGGTTTTTTGAAAAATGTCCGTGTTGAAGGTGATGCTCTCTTAGCGACTGTGCACTTATTACCATCCGCAGATTGGCTAAGAAATAATCTGATGTATTTGGAAAAAGAAAATCAATTAGATATTTATCAATTGTCTTTTGATGCTACGGTTGAAGTAGAACCTGAAAAATTAATTCCGGAAGTTAACAAAAAAGCATACGTTCTGAAGCGAATTGTTGTAGGTGATGTAGATATAGTACCACGCGGTGCTGCAGGCGGGAAATTTTTGAAATTAGTTGCTTCAAAAAATAACAATCACAATAACATTAACGGAGGTAATATGAAACTAAAAGAAAAACTTATAAAACTTTTTATGCTGGCGTATCCATCGTACGCAATCAAAGCAAACGTCGATTGGTTACAAACGCCAGAGAATGAGTTGTATACTCATTTGTTGACAGCGAATAAATTACAGCCACAATTTGCGTTGCCAGAAATATATGAGGAACAAACTGTAGAAGTTGCAATTGATAAAGCACTTGCATCGATAGCTGAACAGAAGAAAGAAACAAAAACGGAAGACACGATACAAAGTGCATTAATGCCAGTACTTGAACAAATGAAAGCAATGCAAATAAGTGCTTGTGAATTGAAATTGAAATCCGCTCTAATGGAAAGTAATTTACCGCAAGCGACACAAGATGTAATTGCGGCTAAATTTGCGGGCAAAATTTTTACTGACGCAGAACTGAAAGATGAAATCGAGACAGCAAGAAGAATAATTGCCCCATTCACAAGTCCAGAAAACAAAGTGAGTATAAAGGCTGGAATGGATTCGTTGGAAAAATTCCAATGCGCACTTGATGGACTGTTCTTAACAAGCTCTGAGCGAATCGCGCCACTGAGACCAGGGACGGATGAGTATAGAAATACTCTGAAAGGAATTGACCCATTCCGCAGTATCAGAGAAGCTTATATCGTTTTCACAGGCGATGAAAAGATTACTGGTAGAGTCCGAGACACGAAAAGATTTTTGGGCTCAATTGACAGTACGCAATTTAGCATTGTCTGTGAAAATGCAATGAACAAAGCTCTGATAGCTGATTACAATAAATCAGACTTGCTTGCTCAAGTTGAAATGATTGCGAAGTTTACCGACCTAAACAGTATCCAACAACAGGAAAGAATCCGTTACGGTGGTTATGCTGAACCAGATATAGTAGGTGAAGGCCAGCCATACTTGAATGCGGATACACCATCTGACGAAAAAGCTTATTACAGTCCAGAGAAGAGAGGATGTCTTGAAGACATTACGTTGGAAGCAATTAAGAAGGACGATGTTGGAGCAATTACACAGATTCCAGCTCGAGTTGCCCGGGCTTGTATACGTGGCCTCTACAAAAATGTTTTTGATCTTGTCAATCCAGCTGTCAATGGGGTTATCTATGATGGTAAAGCATTATATGTTTCAGACCATGCAAATTACGGTACAGCGGCATTAGGTGCTGATGGAACAGCACTGTGGGCGGCGGTTAAACGTATGGCAAAACAGAAGGAAGCAAATTCAGATGAACCACTGAATATCCGGGTAGGTTATCTACTTGTTCCGATTGATTTAGCTCAGACCGCAGACCAGTTGACAAGAACTGCTTATGGACAGTACAATAGCGACCCATCTTATCTGCAAAAATTAGGAATAACACCGATTATCGTATCTTACTGGACTGATACTGATAACTGGGCTTGCGTTGCAAGGCGAGAAGACGGACAAGGAATTGAAGTTGGTTTCGTTGATGGGCAGAGAACGCCTGAAATATTTGTTGCTGATGTGCCAAATTCTGGAAGCTTGTTTACACACGATAAGATTACTTACAAGTGGCGTTTCTGGTATGGCTATGTCTTAACTGATTACAGATTCTTTGACGGTTCAATTGTTGCAAGCTAATTTTAAAAAAAATCACGGACAGAGTGTTGATTTAAAGCACTCTGTCCTTTTTGAATTTAAACTTTAGAAAGTGAGGTCAATATGAAAAATTTAATAGTTACATTATCAATGATATTAATTTTTGTTTCATTCGCTTTTCCGCAAACATATAATATCAGTCCGATAGTTGATGCTGATATTATACCAGTATATAGAGATACTATTCGGAGCGATGACTCAACGTTCATTATGTATGTGCCGTATTCAATGAATGTGCTTCAGATACAAGCAGTTGCTCAATACGCTGATACAGGCTCAGTGAGTCCAGCTGGTGTAGTAACATTTTACAAGTTTAATCCAACGACTAATATAGCTGAAAGTCCGATAATTAGTTTTAACATTGTGGCTCCAAACACAGTTGCGTACGGTAGACCATCGTCTTCTTCGGCGGCGAGACTTACGGTAGGCGGTTATTACAAAATCAAAATTGATGTTGGCACTGCTGACGAAATTAGACGTTTGTCTTTGTTTATTATTTACACAAGATAAGGCCACAAATGTGAAATGAAATGGGGAAGCGAATGGATAATTATTTAAGTGATAAATTTTCTAAGAATAAAATAACCATTGTCATTGGATTAATGATAAGTGTTTGTTCTTTGATTTCTTTTTTTGTTGGCGCAGGAATTAAATTCGCAAGTTTCGCGACAAAACAAGAAATGATTGAAGCGAATAACAAATTAATAGACAGAATAGATAATGTCAAATTGTATGTCGATGAGAATATGATAAGATGTGAGAAAAAAATCTGTGAATACAAAAAGGAATCCGATGAGAAGTATGATAGAACTGTCAATGAGATTTATAGGATGTTGTTAACAATTACAAAAAAAAATGAAAAATCAAGTAGCAAAATTGACACCTTGAAACAATATGATAAGTTATAAATTACAAAATAATTGTATAGACGATAATCCAACGGAATTATTTCTTGACGGTTTGAATTCCCAAGTTATTCTGAAGGATAACGTTTCTTATCAATTTAGTTTGCGAATCATCGCGAAAGCAAATAACAATGAAAAAATAAAAATCTGGAAAATATCAGGTACGGTAAGCACTGAATTAACAATGACTTACAAGGAAGATATTAATCCATTGACAAAAGGTGAGGTTGATGACTGGAATTATAGCGTATTAACAGAACAGAATACTAAAGCACTTAGAATATTTGTAACGGCGGAAACTGGCGTTGAATTAACCGCTTGTCTTGAATTGTATCCGACTCCAGAATACGTTGAATGTAATCAATCTTACCAAAATTATTTAGATGCGATTGCAAGTAAAATTCAAGACGATGCACAAAAATTATCCATTACGGATATTGATAAAATACTGAAAGATGCGGTTGTTAAATTTGGGATTGATAAAGATTTTGCTTTGAGGAAAAAAATATCTGGTAATGGCACAAATAAATACATTCTTGCAATTGAATTAGCGGACTTATGGACTTGGGGTTACTCAGAGATAATTTCCATCGAATATCCTGCGGGTGGCGAACCGAAAATAATACTTGATAAAAATGAATATGAAATATATGACGATGGTACGAAACAAGATGGTAGTAATGTTATACTAAGATTCCTTAATGTATCGCCCAGAACAGATGAGCATTTTATCATTGAATTAACCGTGGAGCCAAAATTATATAATTATGGAACACAGAATTTCCCAAACACAGAATATAATTTCAGTGCGATAACTAATTTAGCCGCTTCTATGGCTTGCAGAGAGCTTGCAGCAAAATATGCACAGAGTATCGATGCGACTATCAATGCGGACGTTGTCAATTATAATGATAAATCTGCAAAATATACTTCACTTGCAAAGGAATATTTCAAACAGTATAATCTTTTAGTTTTTGGTAGCGAAGAGCCAACGTCAAGCGTAGAAGCATCATATGAGATAAAGGAACTTGATTCGACTTTTTCCGATTTTACACCTTACTTATTTCACAGGCAAAAATAAAATGGCAGTTAAAAATACAATTGACTTAAAATCGGATTGGATGAGATTCAAAAAATTTATCACGAACGAATTGGTAGCATTGGCTGAAGCATTGACAGGAAAATTGATTGAATATGCGCCGCCAGTACAATTAAAAACAAGTTTCGGTTACAGTGAACCGATTGTTACAGAGGATTCCATTTCTTTATCAGTTGGGACGCCATTGATGTACGGTGAGTTTGTGGAATTTGGTACACAACCGCATTTCGCACCCATTGCTCCATTAATCCGATGGGCTGAACAGAATGCACAAGCACATTTGGTTGCTGTGGGCGTAGAATATAAAGAAGGACGAGCACTACCGAGTAGAAAAGGAACTATCAGATTAAGAGGTGACGCAAGGACGAAAGCGATAAATAACTTAGCTTATGCTGTGAGAGCAAAAATCGCAAAAGAAGGAACAAAAGCACAAAGATTTATGCAAAGGGCGCTAAATGAATTAGGATTAACTTACAAAGAACAATTTTCCAGTCAAGGTGCTGTNTATCAAGTAGACATTTTAAGTTGGCTTGAAAAACGGATTGAAACTATTGCAAAGAAAAGTGGTTTTGCAAAATGAAAACAAGNATATATACTGAACAAAAAAATGAAATTATAAATATCTTGAATTCCATANAAGGAATTGGAAAGGTATATGATTGTCCGAAAAATCCTACGGACGAATTTAATTTTAAAAACGCATTTGTAAAGAACGGTGTAATTAACACTTGTTGGATAACAAGACAAATAGGAACTGACGAACCAGAAGATAAACCTTTTTCAAGCAAAGATGAATCGAATGAATTTTTAACGACGCAAAAAGACGACCAATGGTTCATTACATTACTCTATGGTTACAAAGACGATGACAATAATCCAAGTGAATACACGTTCCAAAGTTTAGTTGATGCGATTGAAGATGCTTTTAGATTTCAGCAAAACTTAAGCGGCATCGTGGACGTAAGTTATCCGTTGCAGCGACAAACCTGTGGCATCTTTCAATTTCTGAATGGAACGGTACTATGTCATAAAGCTGAATGGAAATTAATATTAACAAAAAGAATGATTAACAATTAATGGAGGTAAATATGGCATTAGGTAAATCAAGAACATCAATCAATGTCAAAGGTGGTGGTGATTTTTGGATTAGAGAACTCTCACCTACAGCGACAAATACTTATTCGCAACTTGGCTATATTGCAAGCACTGATTTTATTGACGAAGCCTCTATGGTTGGCGAACCAGATGAAGCAGGAAACCTTATTGATTCCAAACGAGGCGCCCGAAAATGTACAGTATCAATCGTTCTGAAACAAACAGGCATAGATGAAATTAATCTTTTGAAAAATGCAGCTAATAAATATTATGAGGGCTATTACAAAGTACCAGTCAAAAACGGTACAATGGTGCAAGAAGTCTCTATTCCCTTGATGAAAATTACGCCGAAAATATCGTTAAAATTTGCGTCAGCTACGGAAAGACAATTACCAGTAGATATAACGATGCTTGCACCGAAAGCGAATTTCACAAGGACAAGAACCGCATTCAATATCACAGAAAATGAGCCATATATAATCGTAGAAAATACTGATGCTAATTTTGACCTAAATAATACTGAAGCTGCAGCAATTGCATCAGCAATTATATAACAA